CAGAACAAAGCCTGTGTGTTAGGTTTGTCTGGCTTCTTGGAGAAGATCTGATGGCCATACCCCCTCGCAATCCCCCTGTTTCCTTTGTCGAGCGCGCTCGCAGCCCAGAGTCGGACGAGATGCGTGCAGACATGATGGCGGATCTTGAGATTGAGATGCCCGGTTCGGCGGTTGACCTTGAGCGACCGCTTCCGGAGGGCATTGAGATTGAGATGGATGAGGATGGCGGCGCGACCGTTGATTTTGACGTTGACGAGCGCGACACGGCGGTTGGGGCGGAGTTTTCGGCCAATTTGGCCGAATTTATGGACGATTCTGACCTTGGGGTGCTTGCCAACGACCTGATGGCTCAGTTTGACGCGGCGAAGGGTAGCCGCGGGGACTGGGAAGAGGAATATTCGAAAGGTTTGGAGCTCCTAGGCTTCAAATACGAGGAGCGGACGCAGCCTTTCCGTGGCGCGACGGGCGTGACGCACCCGCTTTTGGCCGAGGCTGCGACGCAATTTCAGGCGCAGGCCTTCAACGAGCTTCTTCCGGCCGAAGGGCCTGTCCGAACGCAGGTTTTGGGGGATCGGACGCGCGAAAAGGAGGCCCAAGGGCGGCGTGTCAAGGACTTCATGAACTACTACCTGACGAACGAGATGGAGGAGTACACTCCGGAGTTCGATCAGTTGCTGTTTCACTTGCCTCTGGCGGGTAGTGCCTTCAAGAAGGTCTACTTTGACGAGAGTTTAGGTCGTCCTGTCTCGCGGTTCGTGCCTGCTGAGAACTTGGTCGTGCCTTATGACGCCTCGGATTTGGCCACGTCGCCTTTTGTGGCGCAAATGGTCCGTCTGCCGTGGAACGACGTCCGCAAGATGCAGGTTTCGGGTTTTTATCTGGACGTTCCTGTTCAGCCTGCGGCTGCTCGTTCGGATGACACGACGGAGATTGAGGACCTGATTAAGGGTCAGAGTCCGACGAACATCGACTATGACGTGACTTTGCTTGAGTTTCACGTTGATTTGGATCTTCCGGGGTTTGAGGACCGTGATGAGGGTGGTGAGGACACTGGGATTCGGCTTCCGTATGTTGTGACGGTTGTTGAGGACAGCGGGAAGGTTTTGGCGATACGTCGGAACTACCGCGAGGACGATCCGATGCGTCGGAAGATTCACTATTTCGTGCATTTCAAGTTTCTGCCGGGGTTCGGGTTTTATGGCTTGGGTCTGATCCACACGATTGGTGGTTTGTCGCGGACTGCGACGGCTGCGTTGCGGCAGTTGATTGACGCTGGGACGTTGTCGAATTTGCCTGCGGGGTTCAAGATCCGCGGTTTACGGATCAGGGACGACGAGTCCCCGATTCAGCCGGGTGAGTTTCGGGATGTTGACAGTCCGGGCGGGGCGATTCGGGACGGTTTGATGCCGTTGCCGTTCAAGGAGCCGTCTGCGACGTTGATGAATTTGCTTGGTTTTGTTGTTCAGGCTGGTCAGCGGTTTGCGACGATTACTGACTTGAAGGTTGGTGACAGCAACGAGCAGGCGGCGGTTGGGACGACGATAGCGCTTTTGGAGCAGGGCACTCGTGTAATGAGTGCGATCCACAAACGGCTGCATTATGCGATGCGTCAGGAGTTCAAGATACTGGCACGTGTGATGGCGGAGACGTTGCCGCCAGTGTATCCGTATTCGGTTGCGGGTGCGGATCAGACGGTTATGGCGGCGGATTTTGACAACAGGGTAGACATCGTTCCTGTTTCTGATCCGAACATCTTCAGCCAGTCGCAGCGGATTGTTTTGGCGCAGGCTCAGTTGCAGATGGCGACGCAGGCTCCGGACCTGCATGACGTTTACGAGGCTTTTCACCGAATGTACGACGCGCTTGGTGTGCGCGACGTTGACCGTTTGCTGAAGCCGAAGGACGAGGGTCAGCCGCAGCCGAAGGACCCTGCGCAGGAGAACATTGACGCGCTCGATCAGGTCAAGTTGATGGCCTTTGAGGGTCAGAACCACGACGCGCACATCATGGCGCACTTGGTTTTCGGGTCGTCGCCGATTGTAGCGCAGGCTGTTCCTGTTGCGGTATCGTTGCAGAAGCACGTTATAGAGCACGCCAAGTTCAAGGCTCAGGAGCGTGCGATGGCGGAGGCGATGCAGATGCTTGGTCCGCAGATGGCTGGCCCGCAGGGTATGCCGCAGTTGAGCCCGGACATGATGGCTCAGATTGACGGTCTGGTTGCACAGTATGTTGCGGAGGAGATGCAGAACCTGAAGGTTCTTAGTGTTCAGATTGCCGCGACGGGCGAAGGCGAGGGCCCTGATCCGTTGGTCGCGCTGAAGCAGGAGGAGCTTGGCATTCGTCGGATGCAGGCCGAGGCATCGATTCAGAAGGATCGGGCGGACCTTCAGTTGGAGCGTCAGAAGCTGGAAGAGCGGGCTCGCGAGTTCAACGTTCGGATGCGACAAACCCAAGAACTTGCCCGCGAAAAGTTGCGCGCTGCGGCGGAACGTGAGACAATGCGCGCACAAATGCAGCTTCGTGTGGCGGCGCAGCGGCCGCCCGCGCAGAACAGGAGGCCGTGATGAAGGTCAAGTTTCAAGGCGCACCGGCAGGTGCTGCGCCGAAACCTAGCAAGGTTGCGGTTGTTGAGCGTCAGGGCAGCGTTCCCTATGCCTCGCTCGACAACATGGCGACGCCGAACACGAGCCGCGGTTCGCGGACCGTGGGCCAGAAGCGTGGCATGGGCGCGGCGGAGCGTGGCGGTCGGTATGTGAGTGTCTGACCGTGGCGAAGGACAAGGTTGCCACGGTTATGGGCGAGTACAAGCGCGGCACGTTGCGCGCGGGCCGCGACCCGAAGGGGCCGAAGAAGGCTCCTGTTGTGAAGAGTCGGGATCAGGCGGTTGCGATTGCTTTGTCTCAGGCCGGAAAGTCGAGGCGCCGGGACTGAGAATGGACGTTCTGAACGCAATCGTGCAGTGGGTTGTTGCGCCTATAGCTGGCTTTGTCTGGCTTTTGCACAGCCGCGTTCAGCAGCAGAGCACGGAAATTGCGGTTTTGAAGGCTGTTGTCGAGACGACGAAGCTGGCGTATGACCGCGAGTTCAAGGAAATTCGGGAGGGTTTCAAGACCGTGTTTACGAAGCTCGACAGCATAGAGCAGGCATTGAGAAAATGATACCATGCTCGATCCTGTCAGCGCGATAGCCCTTGCGTCGAGCGCGTATAACGCCATCAAGAAGGGCATTGAGTTCGGCAAAGAACTCCAAGACATGGGTGGACAACTGTCCCAATGGGCCAGTGCCATCTCTGACTTGGAGTATTTCGAGAAGAAGGCCGAAGACCCGCCGTGGTACAAGGCCTTCAGCAGCAGCGCACAAGCGGAGGCCATGGAGGTCTTCGCTGCCAAGAAGAAGATCGAGGCGCAGCGCAACGAACTTCGCACCTACATCCAGTTTAGTTACGGTCAAAGCGGGTGGGAAGAGTTCCTTCGCATGGAGGGCGACATTCGCAAGCGGCGTCAAGCGCATGAACATCATCGTGCTGAGATGAAAGAGATGATCGTGAGCGGTGCTTTGATCTTCTTGATAGTTTCTTCTGTGGCAGCAATGGTTGGCCTTATCATTTTCCTCTACTACTCAAACAACGAGGTCTACTGATGAGACGCATGATCAAAGCGGCTTGGGGGTTAGTCACCTACGGCCCTTTTATTGCTTTGGCCGCTGCGATGGCCCTGTTTGCCTACATGATCCACATGGCGGGAGATGGGTTCTACCGCTATCAATGCCAAGACCCGGCAATGTGGTCAGACCCGGAATGCACGCCTCCCCTCTGTGAGGCATCGGGAACCTGCACAAACTATCTTATTAAAGGGGGAGGAGTGACAAATGAAGGTTGATGACTACGCCGATACTTTGGAAGCCAAACTGCGCTTCTTTGTCGGCATTTGCCTCGCGCTGACGCTGACTGGCACGATTTTCGCCGTGCTTTACAGCCTGATTTTTGTGACGCAGCCGATGAACGGCAGCGCGCCGAACGACCAGAAGTTCTTCGAGTTGATCCAGCCCATCGCGACATTCCTGACCGGCACGCTGTCTGGCATCATGCTCGCCACACGTCGCGGGCAGGACAAGGCGCCCGACCCCTCGGCGGGAGGCTCTGAGTGATTTGGTTTGTCGCGGCATTGGTTCTGTTGCCCGTGGTAGCATCGGCTGAACCATACAAGGTCAACCGCATCATAGACGGTGACACGATAGAGATCGCAGTGGAGTTCCTGCCAGCTCCTCTACCGCCTAAGCTTTCAATTCGCGTGCTGGGCGTGGATACACCAGAAAAAGCGCCTCGCGCGCTGTGTCCCGCCGAGGCTGGCAAGGCCCTTGAGGCGAGCGCATTCACGAAGGCTGCAATCGCGAGCGCCACGGTGATCGACGTGCAGATCAAAGAATGGGACAAGTACGGCGGCAGGGTGCTGGGTTACGTCTTCCTTGACGGCGAGAGCCTGTCCGACATGTTGATTGAGAATGGACATGCAAGGCCATATAAGGGTGAAAAGAAGTCTTCGTGGTGTGAGTAGGAGATACGATGGCACTCCTGACTGAGGCTCAACTTGCCAAGATGATCCCCGCCAACAAAGAGGTTGGTGAGTGGTGCAAGGTTCTCAATGAGATGCTGCCCAAGTATGGCATCACTACACCCAAGCGCATTGCTTCGTTCACTAGCCAAACGGCGCATGAGAGCGGTGACTACTGCCGTCTTGAAGAAAACCTGAACTACAAGGAAGAGACGTTGCTGCGCGTGTTCCCTCGTTACTTTGGTCCGGGGAAGCAGAACGCAGCGGAGTATGCCAAGAACCCTGAGAAGATTGCGAACTACGTCTACATGGACAAGAACCGTTCAGCCAACGGCGCGCTCGGTAATGTGCAGGATGGGGACGGTTGGCGCTTCCGTGGCCGTGGCCTAAAGCAAGTGACAGGCCGCTCCAACTATACTATTTTTGGCAAGACAATCGGTAAGACTGCTGAGGAAGCTGCTGAGTACCTGACGACCAAGGAGGGCGCGCTGGTGTCTGCCTTGTGGTTCTGGGATAGCCGCAAGTTGAACGAAGTGGCCGACACGGGTGATGTTGCAAAGGTCACGAAGATTATCAATGGGGGCGACATTGGCCTCGAAGACAGGAGACGGCGTTATGTTCAAGGTCTTGCGGTCCTTACTGGGGAAGACTCCACAGGGGATGGTGGTGGAAGCGGTAGCGGGGAAGGTGCTGGACAAGGTTCAGGACAAGGTGGAGGAAGCAGTGAAGGAAAAGGTGGAGGATCTCAAGTCCTCCGCGTTGGAAGCCGTGGCGCAGAAGTCGCCGCTCTCCAAAAAGCCCTCGGTATCACAGCCGACGGCAGCTTTGGCCCCGGCACCGAAAAAGCCCTCAAGCAGTGGCAGGAAGTCCAAGGCTTGACGCCTGACGGGGTGGCTGGGCCGAGGACGCTTGTAAAACTACTTGGGAAATAGGGGATGGAGCATTTTTTCCATCCCCTGTCCCCTTTTTGCCAGCCAGAAAAGAAGCGAAAAGGCGCAGTAAATCGCATATATGAGTGGATGTCAATACACCTTTTAAGCATGTTGTGCGATATTTTCAGACGTGCTAGATAGATATACGCACAGCATACGATCTGATGCGGGTATCTGCGAATGGAACTGATCCAACTCGTTCAGCATCTCCAAAAAGTCCTGAAGGGCCGCCGGGAGCATATCATGGATGTGCTTGAGTCAAACGGCCTGACCAGCATGGAGCACTACCGTCACTTGATGGGGGAGTTGGACGGGCTGAACTACGCTGCGCAGGAACTCAAGGATTTCTTGGACAAGCGGGAGCGCCTGAATGATTAGTTTAGCTAAAGCTGACTTGGAAGAGGTGGTAAAGGGCCTTGCGGACCTGTACGTCGCCCCCGAAGAGCGTGTTTTAGACCCTACCAAGCTCGACAAAAGCCTTTTGGATCGGATGCCTAACCCCACTGGGTGGCGCATTATGATCTTGCCCTATCGCGGCAAAAACCAGACCTCGGGAGGGGTTTTGTTGCCCGATCAGGTTGTTGACAGCAGCCAACTTGCCACGGTTGTCGGGTATGTCCTCAAGATGGGCCCCTTGTGCTTTCAAGACAAGGAAAAATTTCTGGACGGCCCGTGGTGCAAAGCGGGCGACTGGGTCATTTTTGCGCGTTATGCGGGGTCAAGGTTCCGCATCGAAGGCGGGGAGGTCCGGGTTCTGAACGACGACGAGATCCTCGCGACAATCCTCGACCCTGACGACATCATGAGCATGTGAGGAAGACATGAGCGAGCAAAAACCATACGAGCCGAAGGGCGACGAGATTGAACTTGACGTCGGGGACGCCGAGGCTGTCGAGGTCGAGATTTCTGAGCCTGAGACCGCTGAAACGGCGGCAGAGCCCTCTGAGCAGGAGCGGGTAAGCGAATCCGCGCAGGCTCGGATTAATCGCTTGACCAAGAAAATGCGGGATGCGCAGCGCCGAGAGCAAGAAGCGCTGTCCTATGCCAAGCAGGTTCAGGCGGAAGCGGAGCAGCTTCGCACGCGCATGACGCAGGTCGATCAAGGTTATCTGCAAGAGTATGGCAGCCGCCTTGCGACGGAAACGCAGATTGCCGAAGCGGAGATGAAGCGGGCGGTTGAAATTGGGGATTCGGCCAAGGTTGTTGAATCCCAGCGGCGCCTTGCACAGCTATATGCTGCGGCGGACAAGTACAGCACGGCCAAGCAGCAGCAGGAGACGTATGCCCAGCAGGTAAAGGCTGCCCAAGGTGCGCAGATCGCACCGCAGGAAGCGCCGCAACAACCGCAAATCAAACGTCCGGACCCCAAAGCGGAGGACTGGGCGCAGAAGAACTCGTGGTTTGGGCAGGACGAGGTCATGACCTTTGCCGCCTTTGGCATCCACAAAAAACTTATCGAAGACGAGGGGTTTGACCCGAGCAGCGATGAGTATTATAGTGAACTGGACCGGAGGCTTCGAACGGAGTT